CCTGACCCGCCTGCATTACCATTACCTGAAGATCCGTAGTGAGCGCCACCACCTCCACCAGTACTAGAAACTGTAGTAATACCAGTACCTGCTAAACTAGAAATATTACCGTCAGTTCCTCTAGAAAGATGATTAGCCGCTGTTGCGCCTGCACCCACAGTAACAGTATATGTAACGCCTGCTGTTAAACTTAAGGAAGATCCAGTAAGGTATCCACCAGCACCACCACCAGCACCGTGATAGGAACCTCCTCCTCCTCCACCGCCTCCAGCAATAACTAAATAATCAATATCAGGAACAGGATCGCCAGCCTCAAGTCGACTAAATCCAAAACCTTGTGCAGAAGCGCCACCAATTGTAGATAAAATAGGCATTATGCAAATTTCGTTTGAGCAGCTAAAACAGTAAATGTAGCATCTGCTGTTTTAATTATTGTAAATGAGTAAGCGTCGATACTATTTGTATTACCAGCAGAAGGTGCAGTTCCCCCTTGCCACTCAGGTGTCACTGAAGAACCGTCTATTTGAAAAGTATTTAAATAGTAAGCTGTTCCTGCCTGCTTCATAAGAACAGCAGTAGTTATACTTTCTCCAGCAGCCATTGTACTGTTTAAAGTAGTACTACCGTCTCCTCTAAAATTAATTGTTCTGTTTGCTGTTTGATCTACGTTGTAAAAATGAACAGCTTGGCTTAAAAAGTCAAAGTTGATAGTCCCTGATGTAGAGCTGTCTACGTTAACTTTTTCTATAATTTCTGCAAGGGAGGTTGTGCCTACCAAAGTAACCTTAGATGTTGCACTAGCCGTAACTAAAGTAGAAGCCGCGCTAGTGCCTAATACATCTGGTAAATTAACAGTGTAGGTAGCTGATGCGCTGTGTGCTGGCCCTTTAACGGTTACGCCGTGACTATTAGACTCACAGTTAAATCGAATAGTTCCGGGGTTAGTATTACCGTATAGCTCAGTAAATCCAGTACCATTAGGAAATAACTGTATGTTGCCGTTTGTATCAGTTGATTTTACTGAATTAGCATCTATCTGAATATTGTCTACGTTTAAAACACTAAGTGTTGCTAAAGATGCTACTCCTGTATCAGCAATGGTTATGTCACCTGATACTACATTATCAATCCATTTTGAAGTTGTTGTGTCATAAAATAACAAACCACCGTCAGCAGGAGAAGTAATGTTTACATCAGATAACCCAGCAAGAGTAGCACCACCTCCCCCTGTCTGTGAATCTACGTATGCTTTAATAGATTGTTGACTAGCAATACCTGTAGCTGAATTACTAGACATATCGTCTTCGTCTAAAAAGGCTTTACCAGTTAAGATGTTTAACTCAGCAGTTGAAGATGTTATACCATCAAGCGTGTTAAGCTCAGAAGCTGTGGAAGTTACGCCATCTAGTATATTTAATTCTGCTGTTGTAGAGGTAACTCCATCTAGTATATTTAGCTCTGCTGTTGTAGAAGTAACACCGTCTAATATATTTAGTTCAGCAGCAGTAGAAGTAACACCGTCAAGAATGTTTAACTCTGCTGTTGTAGAGGTAACTCCGTCTAATATGTTCAATTCAGAAGTGCTTGCGGTAACGCCGTCCAGAATGTTTAGCTCTGCTGTTGTAGAAGTAACACCATCAAGAATGTTTAATTCAGCCGCAGTTGAAGTAATTGCTGTGCCATTAATAGATAAAGAAGTAAAGTTACCTGTAGAAGCTGAACTGCTTCCAACAGTAGTTCCATCTATAGCACCGCCGTTAATATCTACTGTAGGAATAACGACAGTACCAGTAAAAGTAGGACCGTCTGTGTTTGATTTAGTAGCAACGGCTACTGCAATAGCATTAAACTCTGTATCAAACTCTGAACCACGGATAACCTTATTAGCGTCTCCCGTAGGCAAAGAGTCCTTAGCAGTAAAATTTGTAGATTTTACGTAGTTAGACATAAGGCTTTCCTATCCGTTATATATCTTTTATTTAAAAACTCGTACACAAGCGCTTAAATAAAAGGGGGGCCATTGCGACCCCCGTAGAACTTTACTCGTCGCAGACAGCGAGGATAAATCCTGCTTCCGGACGGTAAGTTTGAACACCGTACAACGTGTCAGACGTAAACAGCGTAGACAGGTATTCCTGCTTGTACTGAGTCTGAGAACGTACAGCGAGCTGCTCTGCCATTACCAAGGCATCCTTGTGGAAGAACAAGCAACCACGAGTATCAGCGGTAGACGCGGAGTTTTGACCAGCAACTTCGATAACCGGAGCGTTGCTAGAAACGTAAACGTCTACACCGTACAGGTTACCAATTAGACCCGACTCAACGCCACGGCCACCAACAAAGTCGGAAGACACGTAACGATCAATGCCCATAATTGACTTACGAACAGCAGGAGGAATTACGAGAACTCGTCCGTCCATAGGTACGTCAGCATCGTCCATCTTCTTGATAGCTTCACGGAAGCCAAGGTCAGTAAAGTTGTCACCAGACGTTACAGTGTCAACAGCATACGCAGCAAGGCCAGCAGCGGCGTTGAAGTAGTAGCTGTTGCTGTTTACCCAGTTAGCGCCAGTGTTGGCGGGCGACTGAGTACGAGTACCGTCACCAAAGCCAGTAGCAGCGTTAATGAGGTCAGTGTCAACTTGCAGAGCCAGTTGGTAACCAGCGTCTTCAGTGTAGAACTGACGCAGAGATGACAGAGCCTGTACCTCTACAATGTCCTCAATCAAACGCGAGTACTCAAAGTGACGATCTACAGTGACCTGCAGTTCTGTCTCAAGGTTAGCCTGAATAGTTACTGCGGTAGCTTCTGCCTTAGCATTAGCTGAACCACGGATAGGCTTAGGAATGTGAATAACGTCACCCTTCTTGCCGGTCATTGACAGACGCTTGACAAGGGGAGCCATCTTCAGGTTCTTTTGGTAAGCAGCGATAATTTCATCCGACCAAATTTCGGGGATGAAAGTACCCGCCGCAGTTTTGTCTACTACAGCATTAGCTGTAAAATATGTACCAGAGGTTTCATTAGCCATTTTAATTCTCCATAAATATTAGGCTAGCGTACACGACCCTCTGCGTATGCTTTCAGTAATTCGTCTGAAAGACTTTGGTAACGCTCTGGGTCTGTTCGCATAAGTTTAATAATGTCAGCACGACGATAAACTTTCTTGCGCGATCCTTCTCCTGTTCCACGAGCGTTGCCTGTGCTGGCTGACTTTAGGGTGTTCTTACGTGCCTGTTTTTCAACGTTGGCGGTCTGCTGTGCCACGACTGCTCTCTCTTTCCAGAGATTGAACAACTCGTTAGCAGAATCGTAGTCGTACCCTTGGTCGGCCTTAACAAACAACTGTGTTCGGACTTTTGACCCTTTGATCCACTCAGCAAACTTAGCATCTTGAAGTATACTTTCCATATCAGGATGATTGGATTTCAACTGTGCAAGTGTAGCCTGTTGTTTTGCTTGTTGTGTATAAGCTTCCGCTTCTCTGATCTTAGGGTGGTTATCTATAGCTCTGTTAACAGCGTTCTGTGGATCTACAAAGAAATCTACGTCATCGTCTTCTTGTTGCTGTTGTTGAGGTGCTTGTTGGTTTGAGAGTTCTGTCTGAATGTAGTTATCAACGACCTTTCGTAACTCGCCAACTTCCGTACTCTGTTTTCCTGAAAACTTCTCAAGCTCTTGGTGCATCTGTACGAGGTCTTCGACAGATTTACCTTGGTACTTTTCTGGAAGATCATCTACTGCTTCTTGAGGTTGTTCCTCTTCTTGAGGAGTCTCTACAGTATCTGTGGTTAGTTCTTCAGTTGTTTCCGTTGCTTCCTCTTCTGGACGCTCATCAAGTAATTGTGCTCGTGACATAATGTAAACTTACCCCGCCTTTATAGGTTATGGAGAATTAAAATAGGAGGTGGCCTAAGATTAGGATTCCCGATTAGATCGCCCAGCGTTCTCACGTTCACGTACCCACTTCATGTGTCTGCCGGGGAAGTCCCCAGATGCACCGTCGAGTATGTGTTGAGTTGCTGATACGATTTTTGTAGCGTTAGCTCCACAACCGCACCTACTGGTTGTAGTACCTTCTTCTACAAATTCTTCAAAGATATGTCCGTTAGTACATTTAAAATCAAATACTTTAATCATCACTAACTAGCTCTTCGTAATTGTTATTAGTAGTTGTCTCAAAGTTAAGAATATATGCTAGTACGTTTAGTTGTCCTTTACGTACATACAAATCATTCTCATCTTTAGTTGCTTCTACACTGTTGATTACAAGAGCGTTCTGTTGTAGTTCTTCGATTAACTGCTTCCAACCGGAGTTGTTAAACAGGTCAAAGTACTTATTGTAATACTGTTCTGTTTCTTGATCTAGTGAGGCCATAAGGTTGTCTCTATATCCCTATTATAACATATTTTTGACTAAAAGTCAAGATCTTTTTTTGGTACTTTTACGCCTACGTCCTGATGCTGTTACTGCGTGTTTTATCTTAGCTGGGCCTGTTTTTCGCCTAGATGATGACGCTTTTTCAGCTTTTGTCATCTTAGCAGCCACAGCCTTGGGTCTACAGGAAGGGTACGGACGTTTCTTTTTGTCCTTACCAGAGCGTCCACAGGGCTTCCCGGTCTTTACGTCAACCCAATCTTCTTTGAACCATTTAGTTAAGCCGCCTTTAGACTTAGGCATAAGTACCACCACGTTTTTTGTATGTTTTAACCAACCAAGCATTAGCGTATGCACTAGGATACACATCAAACTTGCGTTTAGCTTCTGCTTTAACTCTAGAGTAAAGAGCCTTGTTTTTTACATTGCTAGGGATAGTACTATTTTTCTTTTTGGCTTTCTTTTTAGTAGCCACTAGAAACCCTCATAGTTTTTTTCTTTTTTGTAGACTTCTTTTTCTTTTTAGCTTTAGGTCTTCCTACTTTACTTCCGTATGTTCCTTTTCCCATTGGCATCAGCCTTCTCCTTTGCTTTCTTAGACAAGTCTTTGTAATGAAATAATTTTACAGAAGTCTTGCCGTGGGTTTTACCAGAGTGCAGTGTGCCGTCTGGCATTTTGTGAGTTCCCCCTGTGTGAAGAGTTCCGTCACGTTTGTAATGTTTCATTCCTGCAGCCATAGTTAATTACCAGTTTTTGCAAGACCAGTATCTTGC